CGTTCGCTACCATAAACCTCTGAAAAAGGTTCAAAACCAAGTACATAGGAAATCAATAACATGGGTGATAGAGGTAGAAAATCAGCAGCGGCATTAACTGCAGTAGCATCAATGCCAGAGCGGCCCGCACCACCTGTACCTGCTGTGCTAACCCCGGCAGAGCGTGTGGTGTGGGAAGATGTGGTCTCTATGTACGCCCCTGATTTCTTCCAACAGAAAAAGTATTTGCTGATTCAGTACTGCCGAGGTGTGGTGTGCGCCAACGAGATAGCTTGCGAGATCCAGTCTATGCGGGATAGCGGTCAGATTGACGTGGGGCTGCAAGACAGATTATTTCGTATGCAGGAGCGGGAATCCAGGAACATATCGTCTATCGAGGTCAGGATGGGGATGGCGGTAACAACCAAGACCAATAGCGGCAAACCACCGGGGAGGCCATTGCGCGGGTGAAGTGCTTGCAATGCGGAGAAAAGGCCGTCAAGGAATGGGCCTTGTGGGACGGGCCTTTTTGTTCCCGGTCGTGCAGGAATATTTTTTGGATAGAGTCAGTGTGTGTTATCCCGGAGGGGATGCACGAAGGGCAGAGCGTGACCCTCCGGCCTTTCCAGATTAAGTTCCTACAGAGCGTTTACGATTCCCCGACGCGGCGGGCGATTCTGTCAGTAGGGCGAAAAAATGCGAAGACCGCGACTGCCGCATTTTTGCTGTTATTGCATTTATGCGGGCCGGAGGCGAGGGCTAATTCTGAACTTTATTCATCGGCATTATCTCGAGACCAGGCTGCGATTATATTTAGGCTGGCGGCCAAGATTGTCCGATTGTCCCCGGAATTGTCCGGGCAGGTGACGGTCAGGGATACGGTCAAACAATTGTATTTCCCGGAAGCGGGGACGCTGTATTCTGCTCTGTCGGCGGACGCTTCGACGAATTACGGGCTGTCCCCTATCTTTGTGGTGCATGACGAGCTGGGCCAGGTCAAGGGGCCACGGCATAATCTATACGAGGCGCTGGAGACTGCGACGGGTGCGCAGGAGGCGCCACTGAGTATTATCATTTCGACGCAAGCTGCTACTGACGCGGATCTGCTAAGTATATTGATTGACGATGCACAGGAAGGGCATGATCCAAAGACCAAGCTATTTTTATATACAGCGGATGAGGCGGCAGATCCGTTTTGTGAGGAGACCATTCGGCAAGCAAACCCAGCGTTTGGAGATTTTCAGAATGCAGAGGAAACGCTGGCGATGGCGGAAGGGGCGCGGCGGATGCCGTCAAGAGAGGCGCATTATCGAAATCTTGTATTGAATCAAAGGATTGAGGCGTCAAATCCTTTTGTGACCAAATCCACGTGGGATGCCAACAAATCGCTTGGGCATGTAAAAACCGGCTACGGTGGGCTGGATTTGTCGGAGACCAACGACCTGACGGCCTTTATTTTGTACGACCCTGACAGCGGTGGGGTGGAAAGCAAATTCTGGTTACCGGAGGAAGGCTTGCCGGAGCGGTCGCGGCAGGATCGCGTACCCTATGACGTTTGGCACGATCAGGGATTTTTGGATACAACGCCGGGGAATTCGGTTGAGTATGAATATGTGGCTAATTATCTGGTGTCAATGTTTCACACCAAGGATTTGCGGAAGATTGCTTTTGACCGCTGGAACATGCGGCATCTAAAGCCGTGGTTGGTCAAGGCCGGGCTCTCTGAAAGTTTTATCGAGGATCGGTTTGTTGATTTCGGGCAAGGGTACAAGTCAATGAGCCCGGCTTTACGAAATATGGAGAGCCTACTGTTAAATAGTAAAATAAAGCACGGAGATCACCCGGTTTTGAAAATGTGCGCGATGAATTCTGTGGTCAAAATGGACGAGGCAGGGTCGAGAAAATTGGATAAGAAAAGATCCAGGGGGCGGATAGACGGCATGGTGGCGCTGACGATGGCCTGTGCTGTCGCGTCAGAAGACCATCACGAATTGCATGTTTACCCGGTCGAACTGGACAAAATTTTGGAAGGATGATGGATGTCGTGCTTGTTTCAGTTCCACATACGGGGACCACGTTTACCGAGGCCCTGCTATGTGATCGTGGTTGGCATACGGGCTTACCACAAGATCGGTCTGATGGACGCACGATACACCGTGTGCATTGTACTGAGATGCAGCATGTAGCAAAGGCCTTGCAGAAAGTGAGGGAGGGACATCCGCTGATTTGTCCATTGCGGCACCCGTATCTAGTTGAGGAATCATGGAAGCGGCGCGGAAAGGAGATTGCGCCGATGATTGAAGCGTTTCGATTGTTGTACACTTATTGTATCCCACGTAATCCGCTGATTATGGCGGTCGATTCGGTGGCCAGGGAGGGTTGTCTTAAATTGCTTTCTGCGGCATTGGACGTGGAGCTTACTACGGATTGGAGCCCTGAGCGTTCGATCAGCGGGACCTATGACCTGAGTTTCCGGGATATGAACGCATCGGATGAGGTGTTAGAATTGGCGGATGAAATGGCCCCGTTGTTGAGTCAGTATTATGCTTGAGCCGGAATGGAAACGGTTGGGCGGTCTTTTTTTGCAGGAGCAAGGGCAGCTTGGCGCTGTGTGGATTGCGCACGATACCGAAACGGATTGCGTACATTTGTACGATGCCTGTGTCTTCGCCAACGAGGTTTTAGCGGTGATCTCAGAAGGGCTGAATGCTCGGGGTAAATTCCCGCTGGCGTGGTGCAAGAAAGACAAGGAGTTCGTGGACAAGTTGAAAGAGCGTGGTTGTCGAACATCGTATGAGCCAGTAATTGATATGGTTGAGGTCACATCGCGAGACATACAGGAGCGAATGAGGACAGGGCGGTTTAAGGTAGATGCTCGTCTCGCAGAGTGGAAAGAGGAATTTCGCACTTACTACAAATCGGATGCCGAAATCCCTACCAGTGGTTATCCGTTGATGACAGCGACCAGGATAGCGATGTCTGATTTGAAAAAGGCCCGGCGAGTCTCGCCGAAGAAGAAGCGCAAAGAAACATACCCGAAGGTAGCGATGATATGAGCCCAAAGCAGCAATTACTACAACTAACCCGTGTCGTTGCAGAGATGAAGGCAACAATTACTGATCTTGCAGACCGCGTGAAAGCCCTTGAGCCAGAAGATAAGCAAGAAGATGAGCCAAAGAAGCGAGGGAGACCACCAAAGGCAGTTAGCAATGGATGACAGACAGCTCCTATCCATCGTAAATTCGGAGTTCGCCACGGCGATGGGCGCACAGGGCGGCGAGATTTCGGAAGAACGCGCCAAGGCCTGGAATTACTACTTGTCCAAGAAATTAGGCAACGAAGTTGAAGGGCAGTCTCAGGTTGTTTCGAGTGATGTTGCCGAAGTTGTTGACGGGATCATGCCGTCCTTGCTCCGGTTGTTTACCACATCTGAAAACATGATGACGTTCGACGCGGTTGGGCCGGAGGATGAGGCGCAGGCAGCGCAAGAAAGCGATTATGTCAGTCATGTGTTCTTCAAGAAGAACCCCTCTTTTATCACGATGTTTTTCTGGTTCTTCGACGCCCTTGTACAGAAAAACGGAATTGTAAAAGCCTGGTGGGATGAGTCGGAAAAGGTTACTACAGAGGGGTATCAGAATCTTTCAGAAGAAGATTTGATCGCGCTGGTCGAAGACGAAGAACTGGAGCCGATAGAGCGGGCAGAAAATATCGTTGATGGTGAGGTATTGCACGACATTCAATTCCGCAGGGTATCCAAGCAAGGCAGGGTTCGCTATGAATGTGTCCCCCCGGAGGAATACCGGATTTCAGGCGATTCGAGGACGCTTGATCCAAGCGATGCCCGGATGGTTGGGCAGGAACGGGAGATTAAGCGATCTGATTTGATAGATATGGGTTTTGATAAGGCTCTTGTCGAAACCCTCTCGGCGACAACGGAAGTACACGGCACGGCAGAAGAAATCGCCAGACGCGACAAGACGGACGAAAACTTTGATGTTGCGCGGGACAGGTCGCAAGACAAGATCGAGGTCCGGGAGTGTTACATCAAAGTTGATTATGATGACGATGGCCGCTCCGAACTACGGCAGGTTTTCGTTGCCGGTAACCATATCCTCTCTAACGAACCCGTGGACCGGCAACCATTCCATATTATTTGTCCGCAACCATTACCGCATAAACATTTTGGTCAGGCATGGGCCGAGAAGGTCATGGACACGCATGAGATCACGACCACACTTGAGCGGCAGATTCTGGATAATCTATACCACACGAACAACCCCGGCAATGCCGTGTGGGAAGAAGGGATGAGCGAAGACACCTTTGACGATTTGCTCGTAACGAGGATTGGGCGCACGGTAAGATTCGACCGCCCACCGGGGGAGGCATGGATGCCAATGACTGTACCGTTTACGGCAGCGGCGACGTTCCCCATGCTGGCCTACTACGATAAAATCAAACGCGATAGAACGGGGATATCGTCTGATTCCGAAGGACTTTCGCCGGATGACTTAAAGAATATCCAGCGGTCTGTCATGGCGCAGGCTACCGATTTGTCGAAAATGAAGATCGAAGCGGTTGCAAGGATCTTTGCGGAAACCGGGATTAAGTCGTTATTTCTGCATATCCATGAATTGCTGCTAAAGCATCAAAACAAGGAGGAAGTTGTCCGTCTACGCAATGAATGGATACCAATTGACCCACGGTCGTGGCGAACGCGGGAAAACCTGACTGTAAGCATCGGGTTAGGTGTTGCGTCATCAGAACAGAAGCTTATCCATCTTGAGTCGATTTGGTCGAAGCAAGCAGAGATTATTACCAGTGGTGGCGCGGGGCTTCTGGTCACGCCGAAAAATATATTTAACACTGCTGCGGAGTTTGTGAAAGCCGCGAACATCAAAGGGGCCGAATTATTCTTTACAGACCCAGGTGATGCAGAAATGCCGCAAAACAATGAGCAGGCAGAACTGCAAAAGCAACAGCAGCAATTGATTGAGCGGCAACAACAGTTGGAGGCTGCAAAACAGCAGTTGAACGAAGAAAAAGAACGCTTCCGACAACAGGCAGAGACGGCTAAAATAGAGCTACAGCGTGAGAAGCAGATGGATGAGAAAGTACTCAAGCTGGAAGAAATTTCACAAAATGTGATGGTTAGCATGGAGAAAATCGCGAACGAACTGACCGCGCTTGAATTGAAACATGGCACTAACGTACCAGGTGCGAGAGTATGAGCAACGAGAACCGTTTGATCGAACAGAGAGGCAGGGGGCAGCGAGCCGATGCGATCCTTAATGATCCTATGGTGCAGGAAGCGTTTGTAGAAATTGAAAGGATACTCCACAACACGTGGCAAAATTCAGATGTTGCTGACCATGAGGGTCGGCATAATGCGTATCTGTCGGCGAAATTGTTGAAGCGGTTTAAGCAGTACTTTGAAAACCACATCAAAAAAGGCAAGGCTGCGGATAAAGAACTACTCCGCATTAAAGAGCGATCCAAACTGAGGAAAGTAATCAATGCCTGAACTGGAAAACCAACAGCCAGCAGCAGCAGAAACTCCCAAGGAGCCACAAAAGCCATTGTCGCTATTGGCACGTGAGCGGTTTGGCAATCAATTTTATGGAGAGGTCAAAGAGCCGGAGCCTGTAGTAGAACCAGAAGGTGAACCCGAAGTGGTAGAGCCAGGAGTTGAGCTCGACGAGGCAGCAGAGGTTGAGCCGGAGGGCGAGGGTGAAGATTTCATTTCGTCCTTTTCCGAGTTTGCGGACTTTCTCAAAGCAGAGAAAGAGCTGGAGGTAGACCCGGAATGGCTGGAAAACCTGACCATCGAGGGCAAGGTGAATGGTGAGACACGGCAATACCCGATCAAGGATCTGAAAGCCGCGATCCAGAAATATGAAGCTGCGGACGAGGTATTATCGAGCGCGAAGGAAAAGGCCAAAGCCGAACGCGAAGCCGTAGCACAGCAAGTAACCGAGCTGAGCTCGCAATATTCCGTTGTTTCTGGTTTGGTGCAGCAGGCAGAAAAGCTGCTGTCAGACGAGGCCAGCGGTATTGATTGGGCCGCGTTGAGGACAGATGATCCAGCCGAATATTCGGCCAAACGCGAGGAACTGCGGGAGCGGCAGGCGGCGATAGACGCGGTGAAAAACGGTGCTGCGACAGAATACCAGCAGTGGAAGGTTCATGCTGAACAGGCATCACGTGGCGAATACGAAGATTTCCTGCGGGCACAGCATGACGCCTTGCTGGAACGTGTGCCAGAATGGAAGGACCAAGATGTTGCGGTACAGGAAAAGGCCGAACTGGCTAAATTCCTGGAGGATCAGGGATTTACGAAAGAGGAGCTTAGCACGGTCGCAGACCATCGCTTGATTCTGTTGGCACGTATGGCTAAGATGGGAGTCAGCAACGTTACATCCAAGGATGTTGCGAGGAAAAAGATAGCGAAAATCCCGAAGGTAATGAAGCCGGGCGCACCCAAGCCACAGGAACAGGTTAATCGGGATAAGCTGGAAGAATTACGCCGCAAGGCGACGACCTCGGGCGACTTGAGGGATGCTGTAGCATACCAAAAGGCCAAACGGGGAGGACTGTTATAAGCCGCCCACACCAAGGCGGTCGGTTTTGAAAAGAATCGAGCAGTAGACCCACCATAGTCGAGACTCAAACGTTTCGACGGCAAGGAACACCATCCTCCGTCCAATAGATTTTAATGGAGGATGCGATG